TCAAATTAGATTTAATTTGATTTACGAAGGGACTGAAAAAACATTTACAAAGGTTATCGAAGAGCATTCAACACTAAGAAATTTGGATCTACCTATTTTTGAAGTATTTTCAACACAAAACTTTCCTTTGGTACCCACATTGATTCCATTATTTAAAAGAAAAATTCATAGTTTTTTCACTCAAAGTTTATGATGGAAGAAAAAAAACCCGATAGTATTGTATATGATAAGAAGGATGGCTACAATGCATCATTACTACCTTATGGAACAAATGTTGGTGCTCCGAGTATAAAGAAAGAGGATGTATCCGTTTTTTTACACAACTCAGGTGTAAAGGTAAATCATTTTTTTGAACAACGATTCACTGAGATCAGGGAACAATTCCAAAGTTTGATGGATCTTCATGAATTGAATCAGATGATTTATTCTTCTGAATTGAGATTTGAACCTGTTATGGGTTATACCTATCATTTATATGAGAGGAAAGATGGTAAAAAGTTTTTATCATTGGTTGGTCCAACTGAATGGAATATGCCTTATATTTGTAGTGTCACATTAAATACTGACGGTCAATGGGTTTTACTAAAAGATTCATCAACAAAGAAATGATTTTATCAACCCGTAAAAACGGGGAACGTATCACATCGTTATTCAATTGCGATTTGGTAGTATGTACCGATAAAATGTCTTATGACATTTTGGAAATGATTTCTAATGGGTTGACAGAGGAGGATCTAAAAAGTTATATTCTTTCGACCATCCATATTGAATAATAACAAATTACTTATTATATTTTTACAAAAGGTAATAATATGAAAACACTAAAGCACGTACAAACAGGTCAAATCCGTAGAGTTGAAAATAAACAAGCCGACCTTCTTACAGGTGGTAATAGTCCTACTTGGGCATTTGCACCAAAGTCTGAGTGGAAGGAGTACCGAAAGTCTAATACCGTAATGGTAGAAACTCCTGAGACTGATGTAGAGAACACCAAAAAGTCAGGAAAGAAAAAGGCCAAGAAACAATAATGACTCTCGAAAAAAAAACACAAAGGGTTTTTGATAGAGAGCTTAAGATACCCTGTCATGTAAATTATATTGCTGACAGGGTTTTTAAGTTGTCAAAAGATGAAACCATGATTATAATAAATGAAATGGTTGAAAATGGTCTTTTGGAAGAAAGTCCATTCGCCAAGAACTACTATAAAATAAAAACAAATGTCTGATCATACATCTAATTATGAACATGTAAATCATCCCCAGCATTATGGAGGTGAGAATAATCCTTATGAGGTTATCAAAGTAATCGAAGCTTTAGAGATGGACTTTCATCTTGGAAATACATTCAAGTATATTGCACGAGCTGGAAAGAAAGGTACCGATAAAGAATTACAAGATTTAGAAAAGGCTTTGTGGTATCTCCAAAGAAAGATTGAGATAATCAAAAATAAATAATGTTCTTGTATATCATAATAGGGATGGTATTTACCATGTCAATTGATTTGATATTGTCTAAAACATCAACAGAGACCTTCACCATCGGTGAAATAATAATAACAATTATACTTTGGCCTATTATGTTGATATACATGATCTACGAACTACTAAAATGATGGAAAAGAAAATAAAAACAATCATCAACGGTGACTGTATCGAAGTGATGAAGACACTTGATGAAGGATCTGTTGATCTTATTGTCACCTCACCACCTTATGGGGTAGGTATCCAATACGATGTCCACGATGACGATATGACTCCTGAACAATACTTGGAGTTCACTCGTAAGTGGATGACAGAAGCCTACCGATTACTGAAAGATGATGGTAGAATTGCACTCAACATTCCTTATGAGATTAACCGACAAGCAAAAGGTGGAAGGGTCTTTATCGTGAGTGAGATATGGCAAGTGATGAAAGAGATTGGTTACAAATTCTTTGGTATCGTAGACTTGGAAGAAGAATCACCACACCGAAGTCGTACCACAGCGTGGGGGAGTTGGATGAGTCCAAGTGCTCCTTATATCTATAACCCAAAAGAATGTGTTGTTCTTGCCTATAAAAAACACCATATCAAAAAAGTGAAAGGTGAACCTGAATGGGTTGGTGAACCGGGTGAAAGAGAAGATAAGAACGGGGTTATGAAACCCAAAACTTTCTACACTGAAGAACAAAAACGTGAGTTCATTGATTTGGTTTTTGGTCAGTGGAAATACTTTGCCGATACAAGGAGTATGACCAAAGCGACATTCTCTATGGATATTCCCACCAAAGCAATAAAGATCCTTACCTATAAGAATGACGTTGTATTAGATCCTTTTGCAGGTAGTGGAACTAGTTTGGTGGCCGCTGAGGTCTTGGACCGTCAGTGGATAGGAATTGAGTTGTCACCTGATTATTCTGAAGTTGCTCGAAAACGAGTGAATACATTTGTTGAAGAGAAACGACAACAGGTTCTGAATTTAGAAACAAAATAAAGATTGACCCTCACATAAAGTGGGGGTTTTCTTTTTTATATCACTGACTATTTATACTAATAAACAAATGATATGAAGGTTATCCTTACAGAAGACCAATTTGATAAAGTAGTTACTTCATTGAACGAAAGTGATGTGTTGAATGAAGCTTGGTGGAACACCTTAGGTGATATTGTTGGAATTTTCGATCCAACAGGAATTGTCGATGTGGTTAATGGTGTTGATTACATTAGACAAGGTGATACTTTTTTTGGTATGTTATCCATAATTGCCGCAATTCCATATGTTGGTGATTTGGCTGCTAAACCAATTTTATTAGCCGGTAAAGGTTCTAAAACTATAAAAGTTGCTAATGAAGCAATTAAACTTGCCAAAGTTGGAAACGAAGCCAAGGCTGTTGCGATGTTGAAAAATGTTGCAAATAGTAGTTCTATGACACGTAAACTTTTTGGTACTTACAGAAGGTGGGCACCAAAATTAAAAGAACTAGTAAACAAGATACCTGGTGGGAAATTATCGGCACCGTTGAAACAAACTGTAAATGATGCCATTGATCTTTTCGGAAAAGTTGGCTCAGGAACTCAAAAGGCTTCCTCAATGATTAGAAGAGCAGCATCTAAACCTATGTCAAAAGATGAAACAATCAAGTTGGCAAACCAAGTTAAGAAAGCTGTTGAACAAGATGGTAAACTTTTTAGACTCTATGGTGGTAGTACTGCTAAAGGATTAAAAGGTATATCGAATTGGAAATTAGGTGGTGTCCCAAGGTTGATGGGTAACAGAGCGGTTAGAAGTTTAATGATTAGAACAAAATTTTGGGCCGGATTTTTAGATTATATTGGTGCTGGCAATTTTGTAGGTCCTGATGAATATATAAGTCAAGTTGGTGAGGAGGCATTCAACAAGTCAATGAATGATTATGTTAATACTCCTGAGGCTCAAAAAAATTGGAACAGTGATTTCTCAACACCTGAGTCTGCACCAACAACAGAACCTGAAACAAATACCACAACAAATACAAATACAAATAAACCTAATACAGGTCAGGATATATTAAGTGACTTGTTATTTGGTCCTTTACAAGTCGTTATACCATGACAAATGAAATTATTATAAACTTACTAGCGATGGAAAATCAAATGAGGATTTTTCATTGGCAAACTATGTCTTTTGCTGAACATAAAGCTTTCGGTGATATCTATGAAAATCTTGAAGATTTAATTGATAATTTTGTTGAAGTCTGTATGGCGAAACATGGTAGACCTGACTTCGGTGGAGAATTCTCAATCCCATTATTCGATTATAAATCAATCAATGTTGATCAATATATCAACAGTATGATTGAATTCTTGGTATCATTAGATAACATATACCAAGGACCATTAGATTCTGACATACTCAATATTAGAGACGAGATGTTAGCGGAAACAAATAGACTAAAATACTTATTAACATTGAATTGATCATGAAAAAATTTAGAATAGACGAGAATGAAAGAGAAAGAATTCTCAATATGCATATAAATGCAACAAAAAAACAATATTTGTCTGAAAGTTTAATTTCTGAACAACCATACTTTTTGACTCCACAAGAAACTTTCGAGATACAACACGGATTGAATGACTACTTCAAGAATAAAGGAGTGAAGATTCAAGTTGTTGCTGATGGAGCGTGGGGACCTAAAACAATTGATGCCTTGAAGAAATTCCAACAATTGGAAGGTTTGGAATCCGATGGTAAAATGGGACCCAAAACAATGGCTAAATTAAAAGAGGTAGGTATCAATGAAGATATAATTGACAAATTAGTCAAGTTTTTCTCAGGAATGTTCAAATGAAAAAACTAATAAAGGAATCTGGTTTACGTGATATAAAAAAATTAGCGGAAAGATATCCAAAAGCTAAAATTTATTTTCACCAAGATTTGGATGGTGTAACCACCGCTATTGCAATGAAAAAATACTTGGAGGACAATGGTATTAAAGTTGTTGATAGTGAGGTAATTCAGTACGGTGATAAAGAATTTTCGGTAAAAAAGACCGATGCATCGGGTGATATAATGCCAGTTCTTGTGGATTTTGCACATGGTAAACCCATGTTTGTAATACACACGGACCATCATGACAGACAAGCTGGTGCTGAAGAAACCGGTGCCAAGTCATTTAGACCTTCAAGATCAAATGTTGAAACGATATCTCAAATTGTTTCACCTAAAGATATATTTCCTGAAACAGACCTTAGATTGATCTCAACGGTTGATTCGGCGGATTATGCCAAGTATAACATCACACCTGAACAGGTAATGAATTATATATTCAAACTTGATAAGGACAAAAGTTTATTACAGAACAAATTTGCATTAGGTTTAGTTCTTAACAAATTGTTGTTGGCATTTAAGAACAAACCAAAGTTTTTGGAGAACTTGGTTATGAATTCACAACCTTCAATTTATTCGATCTTAGATCAAATAAAAAAGGAGATGAAGTCACGAAATTTACCATCTGAGAAAGATTTAGAAAGAAATAAAGAAACGTATGTAAAACAAATGGAAACTTCACCATCTGTAAGATATGATGATAGTATCATTATACAATACGGTGGTGGTAACATGATGAAGCCGGGATCTTATGACAGATATACACCTTTCAAAAACAAACCTGATGCCGATTTCTTAGTTATTGCTTGGCCATTAGGACTTTTACAAGCGTCATGTAATCCATTCAAGAAGGAAAGAGAATTGAAAGGTGTGAATTTAGGTGAGATTGCACAAGAGGTTTTATCTAAATGGGAAAGTCAACTCAAGGAAAAGAGAGTTTCTCTTTCAACAATCAAATACATATCTGAATCTAAGATAACACCTGAATCTGTAGGATTTACGTTCAAAGACTTTATGGCTCTGTACGGTGAAAGAATATCAAGACTTGAAAATGGTGAAGAAGTTTTAAAACGTATTAGAGTTGCGATGGACAAACCTTACAAAGAATTATCTGAGAATGAATTCGAAATGTTGGATAAGGTTGGTGTATCTGCTTGGGATTTGATACAAGCAAATTCTGGTGGTCACAAGTGTATTACTAATATTTCAGGTTTGAATTATTTAGGAAGAGCGTCAAGGCCCAACGACGATCCATATAGATTCAATCCTGAGTCTGATGACGCTCCATATATCAAATTCGTAAAAATGTTACAAAGCGAATTTGTTAGAAAATTGAAAGAGAAGATAGAAGAATCTAAGGGGTAATCCACTTATTTTTATAATTGGTGTTAGACACACAATAACTGGCATATCCGTTCACAATAGGATGTCCTGTATTGTAGAAACCACACGCCTTAGACCAAGACCCATATCTGTTTTTCAAACGTCTTAGATAATAAAACGAGGTTTCGATATTGAGTTCTAAGTTATTCCTCAACTCAGTTCTTGATATTGGTCGACGTAGTAAACCCTTGGCGGTACTTGGAATTATCTGCATAGGTCCTTCAGCACCTCCACTAGACGTCCTATAAGGGTTATATTTCCAATGAAAAGGTCCACGATAACCAGTTTCCTTGTATGCAACATTATATGCTACATGTGCAGGGATATCATACTCCTTTCGGTACTTCTCAATCAGGTTATACATATGTAGACAGGTGGGTGAGTTGGGATTTCCTCCCAACCCAACCAAATATTCTTCTTGGACTTCTTCTTGTATTTGTTTTACACTTAGTAATATTACACTAAGACCTCCAAATACAACAATTAGCCACAGGACGAATCCTGTTCTAAAACCTACATGTTTCATTTTGCGACTGTAGAATTGTGTTGACCCCAAATGTTGCGTGCGTACAACGTAAAGATAGTCTTCCCAATTTCTCGTTCGTAAATGGTATAGTTACCGGTGTATTTGTCGATAACCATAAGACGAGAGTTTTCATCAACAGCCAAAATCACAGACTCACGTTCAATGATCTTCATCTTTGATGGTATCTCCACCGTCTTGATCTGTTTATAGTAATAACCAACACCGAATCCTACTCCGAGTCCGAAGATTACCAACGCCACCCAAAATACGTGGCTAAAAAAGTTTCGGATTGATACCGAAATCTTGTCCCAATAAAGTTTTACTTTGTTTTCCATATGACAAAGTTAGAATTTTATTTACATAAAATCAACTTGGTCACCAATTTTAATTTTCTTATTACGACATGTACCACCTGGTAACTCCAAGACAAAACCTCCAAAACCTTCATAAGAAGGACAATTATCTTCTTTACAAGGTGGACAGTTGGGTGAAATGTCTTGTATTATATTCTCAGCAATAAATATGATATCAATAGGGACTATACAATTTTTCATCCAAAAAGATTGATTAGTGTCTTCGGGCATAATGAATAACATACCGTCAAAACCATCAAAAGTTTTACCCATCATCCCCTCTCTAATTTTTTTTG